CCTGTCAATATTGATGGATTAGAGTTCGATGCTCTTATCGAGTCAGAAGAACAGAATGAAGCTGACGTTCCAGCGTACCCGATTGAAACAGGGTTTGAAATAAGTGACGCCATTATCTTAAAACCAAAGGTGTTGTCAATGACCCTGTATCTGACAAATACACCTGTTACATGGCAAGGACGGAACAGGGCTTCTGTTCAAGACCGTCTTGCTCGACTCAGACAGTTGTTCTTTGCAAAGAAGATGATAATTGTCACGACAAGTACAGGCGTACACAAGAACATGGTTATCGTCAGTTTCAGCGATGTACGGAACGTAGAAACAGGACCGGCGCGTGAAGTGCCGATAACATTTCAAGAAGTTCGTATCACGCAGAGCCAAAAGACAACAATACCCGACAGCTATATGCGAAGCGGCGCTACTGGCGAGGTTGCTGGAACTGCTGATACGACAACAGGCACATCGTCCAATAAATCAACTCCACCACCAGCATCAAGTGGAAGTAAAGGCTCTGTGCTGAGTGGGTTAGGAAAGTTTCTATAGGAGTAAATGATGGAGTATACAGAAATTGGTGTTCCAGATATGAATGACTCATTTTCTCGCGTCGTGCTTGAAGGCGTTGAATACCAGATACGGTTCACATGGAACATGCTTTCGCAGCGATGGAGTTTTGGCTTATACACATCACAGAGAGTACCGCTTGCTGTCGGTATTCGTATCGTTCCTAGTTTTCCGTTAAACATGCAAATCGTTGACGAGAACTTCCCGTTTGGTGTATTTGGAGTTATCACACAACTAGACGAAGTGACACGCAACGACTTCGCAAACGGTAAAGCTAAGTTTGTATACCTATCTGCAAGTCAGGTGGTGTAACATGCAACACTTTGACAGACGGTACAGACTATCTGCTGGTGCTGCTGGTGGTATGGGTTTTGAAATAGGCGAAACATCTATAGACCGACCGACAGCATTACATATCAGCTTTATGATAGACAAGTGCGATACCGAAACACCGAACAGCGCACAGATATCTATTTGGAATCTGAACAAGGAACAGTTATCAATCCTCAATAAGCCTGATTGCGTTGTCGTACTCAAAGCTGGCTACGACAGACATATGCCGTTGATATTCGTTGGCAATGTAGTACACACATCAACAAAGCATGATGGCGCAGACAGAGAAACGGTAATTGAACTTGTCGATGGCGGTGTATGCCTACGCGACACGTATATCTCGTTATCGTTCAGGGGGAAAACAGAGGGCTTAATGATAGCCCAACGTATCGCAGAACAGATGGGTGTTGCGTTGACTATTTCGCACAATGCAAAATTCCATACGTTTGAAGGGTTTAGCTTTGCGGGTCTTGCTCGTACTGCTCTCGATAAAGTGTGTGCCACAACAGATTTACAATGGGGTGTCCATAACGGAGTTCTCCAAATCAAACGTGCCAACGATACAATGAGCAAAGAAGTATATACGCTGTCGCCCGACTCTGGTTTAATCGGAATCCCGAGCAGAACGATGGTCGCTGCCGATGCGTCAGGCGAGGAAACGCCCGGATGGGAGATAAAGACACTTTTGAACGGTGCTGTCAATGTAAGCGATTACATCAGACTTGAAAGCCGTTATGTTAAAGGATATTTCCGAGTCGTGTCTATCTCCATTTCGGGCGATAATATCGAAGGCGAGTGGGCAAGCACGTTCAGTTTAGCGGATGCCTAGAAACCTCATATAATCACTTCTAACAGCATCTAATGCTCTTAATATAAAGGCACACAATTAACGACAAACACGTTCCTATCGGTCACTCTTACGTTACACAAACAGCATGGAGGTCAAACACAATGCGCCAAGAGTTTACGCAAGAAATCAAAGACCTTGTTCACGATATAATGGAAGAAATGCACACAGCTTTGATTGGGCGTGTTGTAGCGTTTGACACTGACAAATGTGAAGTAGATGTACAGCCTATTGGAAGAATAAAAACCAATAGTGGCTATATTGATTATCCAACTCTCTACCGTGTGCCTGTGTTTTTCATGCAAGGGGGCGGTGCTGCGATTACATACCCTGTGAAGAATGGTGATAACTGTTTGTTGTTGTTCTCCGAACAAACGCTTGAAGCGTGGCGCAATGATACGGCTTCGACAACAGACTTAAAGCATGACCTTAACAACGCAATCGCGCTTGTAGGAATGTCACGTATTCCGAGCAGAAGCGTAAAAGAAGCGACAGAGCGTGACGCAGTTATCATTGACCGAAACGGAATGAAGATAATAGTTAACCCGAGTGGTGTTGATATTGTAGGCAATGTCACCGTTAATGGCAATTTGACTGTATCAGGAGCGCTGATTGGAGGTAGCCATGCCCATTGATATATTGCTTGAAGATGGCGATATCTTTTTGACAGACGATTGTGATATCCAAATAACTGACAGTGTAGTACAAGCTGTAAGGACGCGCATCTTATGGCTTCTCGGTGAATGGCGGTTCTATCCAGAAGCGGGAATGCCGTATTTCGAGGAAGTGTTTGTAAAAGCACCCGATATCGACCTGTTGCGAAGCATTATACGCACAGAAACAATGAAAGTCGAAGAAGTCGTTGACGTTACTGATATCCGAATTGTCGTAAAAGACCGCAAAGCAACAGTAAACCTCAGAATCGTCACTGATGAAGATACATATAATTTGGAGGTATCGAATTATGGCTGAGTACGGCTTAACTCCGCAAGGTGTAGTTATAAAAAGACTCGATGTGATAATGGACGAACTACATGACGACCTGACCGAAGGATGGGGAGCAAACACTCGCAGAAATCCTCAGTCGCTATTGAATGTTCAACTTACATCATTTGCTGATAAGATGGCTGAATTATGGGAACTTGGCGAACATATATATAATTCAACATACCCATACAGCGCAGAAGGCATCAGTCTTGATAATGCTATCCAGTTTGGCGGTATCACACGTGAAAGTGACGCAAGAACCAGATATCCGATACATTGTGAGTGTATAGATGGAACTGAAATACCGAGAGGTTCTGTTATAAAAACTGACACGAACCCAGCAATCAATTTTATGGCTACCAACGATGCGCTTGCTACAAGGAGTCAGTGCAACATGGCTAAAATAAGAATAGCCGCACTTCACCCAAGTAACAGCTATACAATCGCTCTTGATGGTACGCTTTACTCACATGTCAGCATAGCGAAAGACGATGAACCGAATTGGGAACAAAGGGCGATATCCGATATACTGCTTGGTTTGTCGTCACAGATAACAGGCTCTGAATTTACCACAGTATTTGTAGACGATATATTGCATATCGTATCAGCATCGCTACACGCAACTCACGAAGTAGTATTAAGCGGAAACCTTACTACCGAAAGCGTGACCTGTGTTGTAATGTATTCAAGCGAAGCGTTTGGGGAGATAGTTTGCCCGAACAATACCATCACGCAAATAGTGACAGCGGTAACAGGACTCATTGATGTTGTCAACTTATTGCCATATATAGCTGGACGATTACGTCAGACCGATGTTGAAACGCGGCAATCGTATCAGGATAAAATATATTCACGCTCTAACCGCATGATAAACAGCGTCAAGGGAGCTATACTTGATAATGTACAAGGAGTCAGGGCTGTCGCTGGCTATCAAAATGATACAAACACTATTGACTCATGGGGTCGATGGCCACACTGCGTTGAGTTTGTAGTTGATGGCGGTGACGATATGGAAATCGCCTTACAAATATTCGACAAGAAAACAGATGGCATACAAGCGTTTGGCGATATAGAGGTAATCGTTGCTGGTGACGAAGGAGAACCAATCCCTATGCGTTTCAACAGACCGCAATTCATTTATGTATGGTTTAAAATCGTAATTGAACGCAGTGGCGCATCACCATTACCGCCCAACTATGTTGAAGCTATACAAAAAATCGTTGTCAACGAAATGCAGTATGTCGAACCCGGAAAGCCAATCATACCACAGCGACTGATTGAACATATTATTTACAGTACGATTCCCGGCATATCGCATATAAGCACTACTACAAACTGGTCAAGCAACGAGCATGATATACCAGACGAGTATTTTACTGGAGCAGTACCGATAACGCCACGCCAAAGAGCAGTAACAGACCTGTTTAGAATTGGGGTGGATTTAAGTGGATAAAGTAATTGATTATAACGAAGCTTTGAATGACGACCTTCCCGAACAGTATAAGGGTAAGCCCAACATAGCTGCATTTAATAAAGCGGCAGCACGACAGTTTTCAGAGCTTCGTGCTTTTTTTATGCAGTTAATGACTCTTTTGTCACTCCGAGAGTGCGAAGGAAGGCAACTAGACGGAATAGGTGACATTGTTGGATTATCTCGCGCCGATGCGCTTATGATGGCACAGCTTGCGAGCAAGAATGTTCCGATGGACGACGACCTGTACAGGCTCTATCTGATATGGAAGATGAACTTGAATACATCTGACTGTACACATAAGGACGTTTACAGAGCGATTAAAATGTTTTGGGAGCAGACCCCGATATATTATTCTGAAAGCATAGACCGCCCTGCAACGATTAAGTATACCGTGCCAGAATCAACAACCGAAACAGAAGAAGCGATATTTAGGATTGCTTCTCTTGTCAAAGCTGCTGGCGTGTCTCTGATTTTTAACTTCCCGATAGACGAACCTACTGTTATGTATCATGCAGGTGCGATACATGAAAGAGTTGTTGACCAATCAGAAGATAAAGACGTATGGAAAGGTCGTAAGAACCCTGTGAGAATTAAGCGACTGTTCTGGACTAAAGAAAATCATGCAATGGCTGGTCACGAAATCATAAAGGATACAACGAAAGGAGAAGCGTAACATGAACACGATACTTGCTCTTACAAATCAAGGCAGAGCGTTAAACGCAAAGATACAGGAGGGCAACGGAACAATACCTCTTGAAATACTTGAAATAGTTTCTGCTGCTGGACGCACAGAGTTTCCCGAACTTGCAACAGGTCTTGTTGACCCGAAGTTGTCGTTTGACATTATATCGTCCAAGTCAGACCTTGCAATCACTTCCATAAACGCACTGCTTACAAATGCCGGAAACCCAGATAAAGGCATACCGCCACTTGCAGAAGGATATCCATTAACACAAATTGGTATCTTTGCTCGTGACCCAGACTTAGGACGTATACTGTATAGAATATCACAGTATGAAAACCCTATACCTATACCAGCAGCAAGCGAGCGAGGAATGTCTTATGAACCTACGTTTGAAATAACTACCAGCAATGCAAGCACGGTCATTATCGAGATAGACCCTCATGGTCTTGTTACCAGAGCGTACTTTGACGAGCAAATTGAACAGCTTAAACAATACGACGAACTGCTATCACAGATAGATTATAGATTCGTTAGAACAAACGCTAGAATCGACTTGCTAGAAGCTGTGTTGCTTAATGACATACACGCAAATCCGTTTATCGTAAGATTTGATAATCTTGAAGGAGTTATTGTTACTGGCGTGTGGAACGCAGCGATGCAAAGAGTGGAATGTTAGCGCGGTTCGGCTGCTGTAAAGCAGCATCATCATGCGTAATTGGCAATATACTTGCAGAGATATCGCCACCATGCAATAACTGTGGAAACGATGATATCTCCATAACAGGAACTACTGCAACTGGAAGTACGATAACAATATACATAACGAAAGAGGGCTTCGATATAGAAGGGAGCGCTGCCGACATAGAGCTTGTGGAACGCATACGGAGGGAGCGCTGCATACATGGAGAAGAAAGAAAAAGCGGAATTTGGAGTGATAGTAAAGGCTAAAGACCTTGTGAAACATAGCTTCATTGTCACGAACAGCACGACAAAATTCCCAAAGAAATACCGATTTACTATTGTTACCAGAATCCAAAACAGGTCAGTAGATATATTTGACTGTATTGTTGAAGCCAATGAACTTGACTTAAACGACACAGCCGAACGCACAGAACGGTTAAAGCTTCAAGCAAAAGTAATGACTTATTGCAAGGAGCTTTTGTTCTATATAGAGCTTTCGCAAGACATGGGTTTTATAACAATATCAAGCTGTGAATATTGGGTACAGATGGTAGTGAACGTGAAGAACATGACAGCCGCGTGGCATAAGCGAGATAAAGCGAGAGCGATAGTACCGTAAGGGTATGTTCTGATACTCCGAACTCCGACAACTCCTACAACGTTCGCAACGTCAACACGACTGGTGAATTGACTAACAACAACGCCTACAACGGGAACCACGGTCTTCGCCCGCTCTGATGGAACGCAAGAACGAGTAAGCTATACGCTGAAAGCAGTGCCCCATCAACAAAGGAGAACATATCCTATTTTCGCCAGCCACAGCGAGGATAAATACAAGATTGCTGACGCTATGGCATTGTGACAGGCAAGGCAACAGCTATATGCGG